ACGCCCTCGCGCACCTCGGGCGCCAGCCTGGCCAGCGCCTGCAGCGTGGTCTCGCGGCCGGCGCGGTCGGCGTCGGAGATCTCTTCGTCGAACACCGCCACCACGAAGCTCAGCGTGCTCGGGTGCGCCGGCCACGGGCAGCTCTTGCGGTCCGGGTACACGCCGGCGCCCAGGCCGTGCACGTTCTGCGTGCTGTACAGGTCGCAGATGTCCGGGCCCGGGTGCTGCGGGCTCAGCAGGTACCGAAAGCCGGCGAACCCCGGCGCCCGGGCGGCTGCCGCCATGTAGGCCTCGCCGTGGGCCCGGTTGATCTCGGTGCGCATCACCCGCAGGCTGCTGGCCAACGCACCGCCCTTCTGGTCCTGCAGATAGTCGGCACCGGTCAGCACCTGGTCGACGTCGGCGGCCGCACGCGCCGCGGCCGTCGCCGGTGGCACCGCCTGGCCACGCATCAGGAACTCGGTGGCCGCGCGGTCGGCGCTCCAGCCCTGCACCACCGCCTGCTCGATCAAGCGGGTCACGGCCTCGCGCGCACCGCGGTCCACGCGCCAGAGCCTGTCGCTCAGAACCAGGCCGTCGGCGCCGGTGAAACTGCGCACCATGTTCACCGCCTGGTCCACCACCTGCAGGGCCTGCGCGCCATCCACCACCAGGCCCACCGCACGGCCCGTGGCAGCCAGGCCGCCGGCCGTGAGCGGCCGCACGCCCAGCTCGGCGGCACGCCCGATCGCCGCGTCCAGCACCTGCGTGCGCGCGCTGGCCAGCGCCGACAGCACATCCTCGATGGCCGCCAGCAGCGGGCGCAACTGCTCCAGCCGCACCCGGCCGGCGCCGCCGGCGGCCGCCGCGGCGCGGATCTGCGCACGCACCTGGTCGGCCGCCTCGGCATAGATGCGCGCCAGCTCGGCCACCGCCTCTGCATCGAGCTGGCGCATCGCGTGGTGCGCCGCCTGCGTCGCGCGGCGGATCGCCGCGCCTGCCTGGTCAGCCATGCGCCGCCCCGCTCAGCGCCCGCGGCCGCCGTTGGAGCCCGGCACGTTGATGCTCGTGGCGCTGCCGCCCTTCGGCGCGTTGCCCGGCGTGATGCTCACCTTGTTGGTGGGGGGTGCGGGGGGCCCATTCGCTGACCCATTCGGGGGCCCGCCTGCGGGGGCCCCCGTCGGCATCGGGTAGGGGTCCGATCGCTTGGCCCACTCATCTGCCGCCTGCAGGATCAGCGCCGGGTCGTAGCCCATCTCCGTCCACACCAGCGTGGGCGGCAGGCCCAGCGCCATCAGCTTCAGCGCCAGGTCGGCCACCTGGTTGGGCGTCTCGGTGCGGCGCTCGGCAAAGCGAAGCTGGATCTCCTCCGGCCCCACCACCACACCGCGCAGCAGCATGTGCACCCGGAAGCACCACTCGTACTCGAACGCGATCGAATCCTGCACGTGGTCGATCTCGTCGTAGTAGTCGCGCTTCAGGTCCTCGAGCACGTCACGCGACAGGCCGTCCACATAGCCGAACAGCCCCTTCGGCGCCGGCGTGCCCGCGAACCAGGTGTCGAGCAGGTGCACCACGTCCTGAATCTCGTCCAGGTGCGCATCGCCCTGGATGGCCGTCACCGACCCCTTCTTGTTGCTGTAGAAGTCCGTCGTGATTTCGCCCTTCTCACCCTCCACCGTCTGCCGGTAGGCGCTGAGCTCGGGTTCGCTGGCGCCCTCCAGCGTGTGGCTCAATCGCAGCGGCGCGCGCTGGCGCCGGCGGATCACCATGTCCTCCTCGGTCATCATCAGCTTGCGCCACGTCTCGCAGGTGGCGTCGAGGAAGGGGCGGCCCATCTCGCCCATGTCGTCGTAGCTCAGCGGGTCGAAGCGCGCCAGCTGCAGCTGCCAGGCCGGAAAGGCCGCCAGCACCGCGCCGGTCATCGTGTTGCGCTGCTCGTAGGCGCGGGCCGGGTCCTTGAAGCGGCCCGAGTCGTCGACGATCGGCACGATCGTCTCGGCCGGCATGCGCACCGCGGCCACCACGCGCTGCGCGTCGTCGAGCACCAGCTGCAGCGGCAGGTTGCCCTCGCAGACCAGGCCGCGCGCATCGCTGCGCAGCTTCTGCACCCGGTTGAGCTGCAGGCGCTGCTCGAAGGCCAGCCACTCGCGGCGCAGCGTCTCGCTCTGCCCCTCCATGAACTGCATCACCAGCCCGCCGCGGATGGTGTCCCGGCAGATGCGGCCATGCACGCTCTTCACCCGGCCGTCGCGCGCCTCCATCTGGCGCAGCAGCACGATCTTCTCGCGCACCTCGGTGCTGATCGCGAACTGCCGGTACATGCGCTGCATCGCCACATCGGCCGGCACCCGCGCGCCGCGCTCGCCGGCGGGGCGCTGGTACAGCGGGGCCAGTGCGGCGCGCATCAAGTCGGCGCCGGCGCTGGCCAGGGTCTTCAGGTAGGTCATGGTGGGGTCCTCAGGTGCCAACCAGTTCGGCCGTGCCGGCCCAGGTGAATTCGCCGTCGGCCCCGACCGGGAAGTGGACTCGGCAGACGGCACAGAACGTGCGGGAGTAGAAGCCCGGCTCGCGGGCATAGGTCTCGGCCAGCGCCAGGCCCATTTTCGTGACGCCACCGCACCTGGTGTGCACGTAGCTCCGACGCACTGGCCGGACAAAGCCCTTGGCGCGCTCCTCTGCGCTCAGCACCACTTAGGCCTTCTGCTGGCCCGAGGAGGGGTCGATGTCGCGATGATCAGGCGTGACGGGCGAGCCGTCGGCCAAGGTGATCTTGGTCACATACGGGGCTCCCGTTCGCGCGGCTTCGTCGGCGGCAGCCTTCAACACCACGGCCAGCGCCTCGAGGTTGGTGGTCTCCACCTGCAGCACGAGCGTGCCCGGGGTCATGTGGCCTGCGTTCTTGAACGCATAGCCCGCCTGGGAAAGGTGCCGCTCGAACATCGGCAGCTCCCAGTCGTCGATCACGATTCCGGCGTTCTTGATCATGGTGTTCTCCTTCATTGAAGCAGCGCCACGCCCTGCCCCAGCAGATCGTCGCGCGTGGCCTTGCGGCTCTGGATGACGGCCGGCGTGTCCTCGAGGCCGCGCGTCAGCAGCGCGTACACCCCGGCGCACACGGCGTCGAACAGGTCGTCGCCGATCTTGGCGTCGGCCATCTGGAAACTGCTGTAGCTGGCCCGCGTGGGCTGCGCCTTCATGTTGCCGAGCTGGCGCAGAAAGGTCAGCCAGTCCGGGTCCTCACCGTCCCAGCCGGTGTCCACGTAGGGCATGGCCGCGCGGCCGTGGTGGAACAGCTCGCGCACGGCGCTGGCCATCACGTGCTTGGTCATGCCCTCGAAGCGCATCGGCGCGAAAGCCCAGCCGGCCCAGGCCGTGGCCGTGCTCTGGCCATCGCCCACCGTCTCGCGGTTGATGTGCGTCAGCCCCTGCTTGAACAGGTCGTCGTTCACCGCGGTGAGCATGCCCACGCCGTAGGCGTCGCCGATGGCGTAGTCCGGGCGGAAGTAGTCCCACAGCGCCACCAGGTCGCGGCACAGCGTCTGGTCGCTCACCCCCGGTGGCCACAGCTTCACGAAGGGGAAGGTCACCCAGTTGCCCAGCACCTCGCACACCACCAGCGCGCTCTTGCTGGCCGCCGGGTTCTCGCCGTGGCCCGTGTGGTCGTAGCCGAAGCTCACCAGCCCGCGCCGCTTGTAGCGCTGGCCAGGCAGCGGGCCGGCCCGCTCCAGCCCGGCCTCGAGGCCCACCGCCACCGCGCGGCGAATGTGCTCCTCCCAGAGCCAGTTGCGCGCCTGGATGTTGCGGCACAGGAACTGCCGGATGTACTCGTCGGCCGGCAGCTGCTTGCGCATGCTCTCGGCCCAGGCCGCGTCCAGCACCCCCAGGCGCAGGCCCATGTACAGGTCCACCGTCGTCAGCGGAACGTACTCGCCGGTGTCGATCAGGCTCTGCAGCACGCCCGCGCCCTTGAAGACCCCGCTGATACGGATCTCCGGCTTGAACTTGGCTACGCCGGCGTCCACCCCCAGCCGGCGCGCCGCACCCAGCATCGGCAGGAAGCGCGAGAGCAGCCGCTCCTGCGGCATGTCGTCCGTCTCTTCCAGGCTGGCGATGGTGATCGAATCGCCGTCGATCTGGCTCATGATCCCGTAGGCGCCGCCCTTGGAATGGTTGGTCAACTCGAACCCCGTGTCCTTGAGCTGCGGCCGGCCCTGCTTGTAGGCCACATAGGCACTCAGCATCGGGCTGCGGCGGATGGCCTCCAGCATGTAGTCGAGGTTGTTCTGGCTCTGCTGCATGCGCGGCGCCACGATGCCGCACTCCTGGTAGGCCTCGGTGGCCAGGCGC